TGGTTTTTTTAATGATTGAAACCCAAATTTTCCCACGCAATAGGAGGGTGCACCCGGTCTGAATTACAGAAATAAAAAATTTTCACTCAACTCAAAGGTTCTTCAAGTCTACCCTGAAACAAACTGTAATTACTCAATATAAATATAAAATAAATATACTATGTGGAAAACTAAAGAAACTGAAGTTAAAGGCCGTAAGGTCGTATCGATGATTTGTCAGAATTCAGAACCGGAAAAGAGTAAATGGGCAGAATACGGGCCTGAAGATGGACCATGCGAGAACTGGACTATTGTAGGAGCCGAGGCTACCGCATCACTATGTCCTGAATGTGTTCAACGTTCCGTTAATAATATTAGATAATCCCATTCATAACAGGGATCCGCGCATATTATAATACTATCATAATAAATTAATCTACACAATATGACCAATAAGAAAACAAATACTCCATTTATTGACCAATTCGGAGAGGACTTAACTAAACTAGCGGCGGATGGGAAACTTGACCCTATCATCGGACGAGAAAAGGAAGTCTATAGAATATGTCAAATCCTATCCCGTAGAAAGAAAAACAATCCAATTATTTTAGGGGATCCTGGTGTCGGTAAAACTGCATTGGTTGAAGCAATTGCCCAACGAATTGTTGAAAAGAAAGTTGCAATGACTCTTCTTAATAAACGTATCATTGCTCTTAATATAGCAAACGTAGTTGCAGGTACAAAATACCGTGGAGAATTCGAGGAACGAATGAAAAACATCGTCGACGAACTTAAAGAGAACCCAGACGTTATTGTCTTTATTGATGAGATTCACACAATTGTAGGTGCTGGTGGAGTAAGTGGTTCATTAGATGCAAGTAACATCTTAAAGCCAGCATTGGCAAGAGGACAAGTACAATGTATTGGCGCTACAACAATAGATGAGTATCGTGAAAATATTGAAACAGATGGGGCCCTTACCCGAAGATTCCAAGAAATCTTCATAGACCCACCATCTCTTGAAGATGCAATCGAAATATTGGATAGAATCAAACCAAATTACGAAGACTTCCATTCGGTATCATATACTGACGAGGCTATTAAAGCATGTGTAATGTTATCTGACCGATATATTACTCAACGAGAATTACCGGACAAAGCAATTGATGTAATGGACGAGGCTGGAGCAAAAGTGCATTTAAAAGAGGTAAAAATTCCAGAAATTATTAAAGAACTTGAAATTGAAGCAGATAAATTAAAAGCAGCAAAGTTAAAAGCAGCAGATGCTACCAACTATGAAAAAGCCGGAAATTTAAGAGACCTTGAAATTAGCAAGCGAGAAGAGATAACAAAAAGAACCAAAGAATGGGAAGATACTCTTAGACTAAATAAGAAGGCTGTAACTTATGAAGATATTGCTGAAGTAATTTCAGAATCTACTGGAATTCCGGTAACAAGAATGACTGATGATGAGAGCAGAATCGTTATTGATATGGAAAATGAATTAAAATCGATGATTATTGGACAAGATACTGCAGTTGAAGGCCTATGTAGAGTTATTAAAAGAAGCCGAACTGGTGTAAGTTCATCTAAAAAACCTATTGGTTCATTTATGTTTATAGGACCTACTGGGGTCGGTAAAACTGAAACCGTTAAAGCCCTTTCTGAATATTATTTTGGAAGCGAGGATTCCTTAATTAGAATCGATATGTCCGAATACCAAGAAAAATTTAATGTAAGTAGACTTATTGGTTCTCCTCCGGGATATGAAGGACATGAGGATGGTGGACAGTTAACCGAACAAGTTCGACGCAAACCATATTCTGTAGTATTATTTGATGAGGTTGAAAAGGCACATCCAGATATTTTTAATGTTTTATTGCAAGTTTTGGATGAGGGTCGTTTAACCGATACTCTTGGTAGAACTATTGACTTTACGAATACTATCATTATTATGACAAGTAATGTTGGAGCAAAACGAGTTGCAGAATTTGGAGCTGGAATTGGATTCTCAAGTTCAAGTTCTACTTCTACCCATAAAATGGAAATGGAAACCGTTATCCGAAAAGAACTTAAAAACAAATTTGCTCCAGAATTCTTAAATAGACTTGATGAAATTGTATTGTTTGATGGCTTGAAGCAAGAAGACGTTGCTAAAATTGCAGAAATAGAAATTCAAAAAGTAATTGAAAGAATGGCAGAACAGGATTACGTCATTAAAATTGCAAAAACTGCAGTAGTATTTTTAGCAGAACACGGATATGACGCTCAATATGGAGCCAGACCTCTTAAAAGAGCAATACAAACATACGTTGAAGATTTATTAGCAGATGGCATATTATCTAAAGATATTGTTAAAGGAAGTAAAGCATACACAATATCTCATAAAAAAGGAGATGAGAAACTTTCTGTAAAATAATAATATAATAAACAAAAATAAACAAAAACTAACACATGATTTATAGCGATTTTACAAATGACCCAAATGTCTTTTGGCATTTTCATTCAATTATTAAAGAATCAAATAATTTATACAAAGCAACCGGTTGGATAGTTGTTAAAGACGGAGATTTGTTTAATCCGGTTAATTCAATAATGGTTGACAATGTAGAAATACCATTTGAAAAACACGATGACGTTGGAGTTACTTTTAGTGTTTCTAGAGGTTCAAATATCTCTGTTAAATTTGGAGAAGGTACACACAATCTAGGTAATATTGACAAGTTTATTGTGTATTATTCCGGTTTTCATAATGAAAATAAAGGTTTAATTGTTGTCGACGAATTTTACGCAGATCCTGATTTTGTTAGAGAATTTGCGATAAACGAGTTAGAATACAACCCTTCTAATTATCACAAAGGTAAAAGAAGTCAATCTCGATTTATTTTAGATGGTACAAAAGAAAAACTAGAAAAGATAATTGGCCGCGAAATTATAAACTGGAATCATGAAAATTATGCAAATGGAGTATTTCAATATTGCGTAGCTAACGATCCACTAGTATTTCACGTTGACAGTCAAATGTATGCCGGAATGGTATTCTTAACTAAAGATGCTCCATTTGAAACAGGAACTTCTTTTTATTCTAGCAAAAATAATGGTAAAAAAAGATTTGATAGTTATGAAGAAGACCCAGCAGCATATGAAATAGCGTTTAAAGGTAAAAACGCTGCGGCAAATTTTTATGACTCAACGCAATTTGAAAAAATCGATGAGGTTGGCAACGTATATAATCGTTTAGTTCTTTTTGATGCTAAACAAATCCATGCACCAAGTAAATACTTTGGAGATGCAATTGAAAACGCTAGATTTTTTCACATGTTCTTTTTTGATGTAATTTAATAAAAAATATGAAAACATTTTCACACCAATTTAAACATATTATTTCGGATATAAAAATTCACGGAGAAGTATCTAAACCAAGAGACCTTGAAGTTACCGAATTACTATACGCTGGCTACCAAATTAATCCTAAAGAACCATTTGCTAATTTTACAAGTAGAGAGTTTAACTGGAAGTATTTTGCCGGTGAATTAGCATGGTACCTTTATAAAGATACCAACATTGATTACATTAATAAGTTTTCTGGATTCTGGAAAAACATAACAAATCCTGGAACAAATGAAATTAATTCAAATTACGGTTCTCTTCTTTTTGGAGAACAATTGCAATGGGTAGTCGATTCTCTTAAAACAGACAAGAACACTAGGCAGGCAATTGCTTTCTTAAATCAGCCAAAATACCAGTTTGAAGGTAATAAAGATTTTGTATGTACTATGTATCTGAACTTTTCAATCAGACACAACAAGCTAGATATGAAAGTTCAAATGCGTTCTAATGATATATTCTACGGACTTACATTTGATGCCCCTTTCTTTGCATTCGTGCATCAGCACGTTTATCTTTGGCTAAAGTCAACTTACCCAGAATTAGAACTTGGAGTATACCATCACTGGGCCGATAATATTCATTTTTACGAAAGACATTTTGAATTAGCCGAAAAAATTGTTAATGAGACTCTTCATGAGAAACAATACTCAATAAAGTTAATTGAACCTATTTTTAATATTGAAAATGGCGTAATGCAATTAACTAAATGCGGCGTTTCGATGATAAATAATATAAATTTTGCAATCGATAATGAATTGCCTAAAGAAAAGTATTTTAACGTATTATCAGAATATCTTAATATACAAGAATTATGATCGAGTGCATGAAACCCAACTTAAATATTCCAGAATTCTATATAAATGGAAAGAATTTCGATTCAATTAAGAGCGATTTTGAATTTCATGACAGAATTGTCGATTTTATCGAGATGAATATTAAAAAAGAATGTGATGAAACTCTACTTTGTTATTTTGTATATGAAAATGGTGCTATTCAACATGCAGAACTTCCAAAAAGTTCTTATAAGCAATCAATATTAAAAAGTCTAGAATTTTACACTGTTCATGAGAAATATGAAAGATGCTCGCAAATTAAAAAACTATTAAAGAAACTATAATGAATCACGGAAAAGAATTCGAAAGATACGCAATGCTAGACAAGGGCATAAGTTCAATGAATATGCACTACTATAAAAACCAAATCGAATCATCGATGACACCTTATATTCTAGAAGAGAGACAGTTAAGAGCTACTCAAATGGATATTTTCTCAAGGTTAATGATGGATAGATTATTATGGGTTGCAGGACCTGTTAATGACAATATGTCTACTATAGTCCAAGCTCAATTGATGTTTTTAGATAGCACGGATGACCGAGATATAACTATGCATATTGATAGTCCTGGGGGTTCTGTAAAATCAGGGCTTTCTATGGTTGATGTTATGGAATGGATTAAATCCGATATCAAAACAGTTAACACGGGTATGGCAGCTTCCATGGGTTCAGTATTATTAGGAGCTGGAACTAAAGGTAAAAGAAGTTCATTAAGACATTCAACAACAATGTTGCACCAATCTTCAGGAGGATTCAGTGGAAATATACAAGACGCTGAAATCGACTGGGCAGAATGGCAAAAAGTAAATAAAGAACTATTTAACCTATTAGGTGCTTACTGTGATAAAAAACCAGAACAAGTAATGGCCGATGCTACCCGAGATTTATGGTTAAGCGCAGAAGAAGCACTTAAGTATGGTATAATTGACGAGATTATTAATCCGGTTAAATCAAAATCTAGAAAATAAATGAAAATCTATTTTTACGTACATTCCGGAGAACTTGAATATTTAGATAAAATAATTAAAGGAAAATTAGATGCAGAAACCTACCCAGTTACTATATCTCCAACATACTTTAAAGATTCATACTTAGTGGATATTTCATATTCTGATTTTGTAAGACTAAACGATAAAAATACATTTATTTCATTATGACAAACCGAGAAAAACAAAGAGAACTTTTTGTTGAATTGATTAACTATCAACTTAAAGACCATGGAGTAACATATGAAAATGTTAAAACTAATCCATCATGGTATATGGATTATAAAACTACTCCAGAGAAAGAAGAGGCATTTATTAAATATTCTGTTGAAAGAATAAGAGAAGTGCTTAAAATTTCAAAAGCAGCTGCTGAAAAAGAAGCAAGTTGGTTTATTCTACAATGGGGATTAACCACTATTAATCCTAAAAAAACTCCGAATAGAGTACAAACCAATGTTACTAAAAGAACTAAGTCCTAGATTATAGTAATATAAAGCAAAAACATCTACATAATTTATTCTACTCGAGATAGATATATGTATGAACGTCTTTGAACCAAATTGGCTAACTGAGCCACCTCATGACTATGAGTTAAAATATTACAAGCTACTTGCCGGAATCGATAAAATTAAAAAATTGATTGCTGCTAATAGTTTGTATTCTGCTATTTTAGAGGTAGAAAACGAATTAGAAAAACTATACAATATTAAGTATGGAAAAGACGAAATTGAAAGCAAAACCAGAATAATTACTGGAATTGATGTTGATACACTATCTTTAAAATACGAATATCCGGAAGAGAATGATGGTACTAGTTCCATCTATGTTGTTTGTGATATTGCAATTGATAAACTAGAAGACCTATATCGAATTATTAGAGATAAATGGAGACTAGTGGAATCTCAATGCACAATTTCTGAGATTCCAGAAAAGAAACATCTTAATACCAAAGGGTATATTTTTTACATCGATAATATAAATCAAAAAATTCATGTCTATTATTACGTAGAACCTTTATCTTTTAAAATAAATTGGAGTGAATTTAATTTAAAGAAGGTTGAAGAGCTGGAAAATTCAATCAAAGAGATTTCTGAGTTTATCAAAAAATCAGAATTAGAAAGTACTTCTTATAGATTTTTCAGGTTTGATGCAAAATTTAAAACCCCTCCTCCTCCTTACGCTGATTGTATGTTACCAATTATGAAGAGTATGCTTTTTAATCGAATCAAACATGGCATCTAAAAAGTACTAAAATATATAAACTAATCTTATTTTTTTAATATAATTAGTATGAAAATTAGTATAATAACTCGAGCTACTCGTCTGCAAAATTTAAAGACTGTTAAAGAATCTGTTTTTAATAATATTCCAAGCGGATGCGAAATTAATTGGCACATAGTATTTGACACTGCAAATCTTAAAGATATCGATGCAGAATTACTATGTGATTTAAAAAATGATTCAACAACATACCATTTTGAAAAGGGTGATGCAATAGGAATGTTATATCCCCAGTGCTCTGCTATAATTTCAAAATTTAGAGAGGGTTGGGTTTATTTTTTAGATGATGATAACATAATGCATGAAGGTTTCTATGAATATGTTCTGCAGACTTCATTAGAGAATCCAGACAAAAAAGTCCATGTAGTTTCACAAAATGTTGCAGGAAAAGACTTTACTAAATTAATATATAGAATTGCAGTTCCTGAATATATGAAAGTTCAAGGAGTCGATTTAGCACAATATATTGTTAGTGTTGACGTTTATAATGAATATGAATACTCATACTTGCCTGATTATCGTGCAGATGGAATCCTTATAAGCGCTGTCCATGCTGACCATCCGGAATGGTTTACATTCACTACATCAATACTATCACACTATAATTATTTACAGAAAGACTCAAAGGCAAAGCTTCCTAAAGTATTATACATTGGAGATGATGAGCCTGAATTAAAATCACTTAAAATACTATATTACGAGGATGATAGTCTAGAGATTAAGTATTTAAAGAGCGATAGAGATGTTGCCACAATACTAGCATCATTTAAACCAGACGTTATCATAACTAGAGGAAAATCTTGGGAAGATTTTCCGGAAATGGCAAATATGCCACTTCAATTTAGACGAAAATGGCTAAATATTAACAGAGAAGTTTCTGTCGAAGATGTTGGACAAACAGCATATCAATGTTCAATGGAAAGTATGTTAAATCCGGATGGATTAGAAGATAGTTCAATGATTTCATACTTTACCCCAATATACAATACTGGTGAAAAACTATTCAATACCTATCAATCACTATTAGATCAAACGTATGGTAACTGGGAATGGGTAATAGTAAATGATTCTACAGATGGTGGTAAAACATTAAAAATAGCGGAATCTATTGCAGCAAAAGACCCAAGAGTTCGTCTTTATGATTTTAGAGAAAAAAGTGGTGGAAATATTGGTGAAGTAAAATGGAGATGCTGTGCAATGGCTAAAGGTTTTATTTTAGCTGAATTAGACCATGATGATTTACTAGTTCCATGGTGTACTGAAGACCTCTATAAAGCAGCTAAAAAACATCCAGAAGCCGGATTCTTTTTTAATGATACTCTTGAGGTTGATGAAAATTGGAATTCTTTAATGTATGACGAAGGCTTTGCACTTGGATACGGATCATATAGAAAAGAAGAGTACGCTGGACAGATAATGAATGTTTCTAATCAACAAAATATTAATCCAAAAACAATTAGACATATAGTTGGTGTACCAAATCACGTAAGAGCATGGAGACGATCTACATATTTTGAAGTTGGAGGACATAATAGAAGTCTTGTAATAGCTGATGATTACGAGTTAGTTGTAAGAACATTCTTAAAGGCAATAACTT